CATCCCAGGCGGTCCTGCCGATCTCCTTGATCTTGACCCAGACCTCGTCCCATACCTCTCGCAACCTTGCACCGAAGCCTTCCCAATCTCCCGCAAACGCCAGCCGGAAGGCGTCAAAGATGCCTGTAAAGATGCCCCTGAACCACTCGAACACCGCAACCACCGCCTCCCAGATTTCCCTCGCCTTGGCCATAATCGCGTCGCCATGTTCGGCCCACCAGGCGGTGATCTTTTCAAGCGTGTCCAGTATGAACGTACGTAGACCCAAGAAGTCGCTCTCCCATGCCTTGCGCAGCGCCACCACGATCGCCACCGCTGCGATAAACACGGCGATCACCGGTGCAACTGCCGTGATAATGGTCCACAGCACCGGTAGCACCACGGCTGCAATCGCTACGCCCAGCGCGATCAGCACGTCCTGCAGCTCCACATTTTGCCCGATCCATTCCATCACTGGTGCGAGAAACTCCGCCACCTTCTCTCCGAATTTCACCACGCTATCCACGATCCCCGTGATCTTTTCCGCGATCTCAGGGGGAAATAGACTCCCGATCAAGTCGCGGAACGCCGTTATCGGATCCTGGCCATCCAGGAGTGAAGTCACGAAATCGCCGACCGCAATCGCCACCCGTTCCACCACCGGTGCGATAGTTTCCAGCGCCCCCACCACCACCGGCAGTATCCGCTCCCCCACCTCTCCGAGTGTACCCAAGAGCGTTGTCAGCACCGGCAAAAACCCTATCCCGACCTGGTCTTTCGTGTCCTGGATCGTCGCCTTGAACTGTGCCATCTTCGCCGCCGCCGTCTCTGTCACGTCCGGCATACTGGCCGTATTCGCGGCTAGCTTTTCCATCACGACGTTCATCATGCCGGCCTGAACTTGAGACTTCGTTAGCTCCTCGGCCTGGACGCCGAACATCTCCGCCGCCTGCGCCGTCGCTTCCTCCAGGTTCACCTGGATGCCCAGGTTGTCCAGGATCATTGGTGATAATCGCCCGACACCTTTTACCAAGGAATCGAGCATGAATCCCATATCCTGGCCCGTTGCCGCCGAGACCTTGCTCAGATATCCCATCGCGTCGGGCAACTGGACGGCAAAGTCCGTGGATACCAACTGCGCCGCCTGATTGAACGACATCATCAGGTCGCGGTTGGCGACCATCCCGGCGCTGCCTCGCTTCAGTGCATCCAGCATCCCGTCCGCGCCCTGGCCCGCGCTCTCGGCCAGCCCTGCGAATGCGTTGCTCACCCCCTCCACTGGTGCGGCGTCGATCGTGACCTTGGCCAGCGCCGCCCCCAGGCCCGTGATCGCGCCCGTCGCCACGCCGATGCCACCCAGCGCGGCAGTACCCAGCGCCTGGAAACTCTGCCCGGCGCCGCTGACGATCCGGCTGATCGCGCTGTCTACCTTGCCTCGCGCATCGCCGAGATCCCCATCCAGCTTGTCGAGCGTCGCGCGAACCGCTACGTTCGCACGACCCAGGTCCGTATCAAGCCCCACGCTTTGCCTCGTTTATCCTGTCCACATCGATCTTCTGTATGATCTCCCGGTGCTCGGCCCGTCGCCGCTCCAGCTCCTCCCCCTCCAGCGCCCGCGCCTTGCCCGCGCCAATCAGCCGTTGCAGCGCCGGCAGCCGCTTGGCGCGTGATAGCGCCGCGATATGCCAGGCCAGCCAGGCATCCCGCCGGTGCTCCCGCTCCAACTGCCAGGATACTGCCTCGATGGCCGCAAACGTCTCGCGCGGCGTCAGTGACCAGAACTCGGCCACGCCGATGCCGCACTTGAGCGCCGTCTCCAGGAGCGACTGCCAGTCTAGCCGCTCCCGTTTTACCCGTTTGGGACCTGATCCTCCGTACCGAAACTGAGCACAGCGCCCACCGCTTCCATCACCGCCGCGGTCACCGTCGTGAACCCGGCCTCATCGAGCACCTGGAATGCATCGTTGAGCGTCACCACGCCGCCGCCGGCGCGCGCATCCCGCCGCGCCGCTTCCATTCCAGCCTGCAGCAGGTACGCAATATCGCTAACCCCGGTCGTGCCCTCAGTAAAGCCCTGCGCCACGCCGATGATAGATTTGCCGATCAGCCCCTCGGCCCGTGCCAGCGCGCGATTCGTGAAGAGGATGTGCACCTCCTGCTCGCCGGCCTGGATTGTCGCCTCACCTCGTGCGCCTGGCATTAGCTCTCCAGCTCCGTCCAGAAGCCGTCGAGCGTCATGCTGATCGAGATCGTCCCTTCGCCCTGGTCGGGAAAGCTCTCGCTCAGCGAGGTGATCAGCGCATCGCCCGTTTCGATCGTTGTGCTGTCGTCCTCGCGCGCTACGAGGATCAGCTCTCCATCCCGCATCGCGTCACGCAACGCGCGATAGCCATCGTCGGTCCAGACGTACAGCGCGTCGAGCGAGAGGGACGCCGAGTACCGCCCCGGCAGCACCCGCTTCGCCCTGGAGTCCTTCGACGAGACGTCGATCTCCTCCGTCGCCTCGTCGAACGTCACGTCCCGCTGGGACCCGACCGCCTCGTACACTGGCACAGCCGCCGTACCGGTATTCACCAGCAACAGCACGTCAGTTCCGTTCATAGCCATAGTTAAGCCTCCTCAATCGTCAGACGGACCGATACGATCCGCCCGTACGCATCCTGCCCGTCGCCCGCCAGGGGCCCCGAACATTCTGCCACCACACACTCGAAATCCGAGATCGCGAGCGTCTGCCGGTGCAACAGCGCCCGCACCCGCTCCGCGATTGCCTCCACCAATACCGCGCTGCCCGTCGCATCCGTGTAACAGCGCAAGTCCCGGACCGCCACACGCCCCCGCGTCGTCTTCGTGTCCCAGGGCGTCTGCGCCACCTCGCCCGCGCTCACGATGTACGGCAGCGTCGCATCCCCCGGAGCCGGATCCGTCGTAAAGATCGCCGGCTCCCCGCCATACGTCGCCAGCATCGCCGTCAGCGTTCCATCCGCCGCCAGCACATCGTAGATCGCCTCAGTGATCGCGCCCACCTATGCCTCTCCCAGGGGCGTCGTGGTGACAAACCCCTCTCCAGCTCCGACCTGATCAGCTCCGCCCTGGCACCACACTGTCCCCATCCTTTAATTCTGTGAATCCTGCTCTCCCCCGCTTGATCCCCAACGCATACGCATAATGCACGATCGTCGCCAGCATGAGCATCGCTTGAGCGCCCATCCTGAACGTGGTCTGGTTTTGTTTGAGCCCGTTTGCCTTCGCCATCATCCAGAGCATGTGGTAGACGGCCTTGACGCCCTTGACTAATACCCTGTACTCCTCCGGCTGCGGCGTCCCGATGATCCCATCCGCCGTCTCCGAATCACACAATGCCAGTGCCTGCTCGACCTCAGCACGTGCCCGCTCCAACTCTGTCGCCATAATTTCACCCTCCTGTGAGCAGCCTCATGATCTCCTTAAAGTTGTTGATCAGCGCCGGCCTCAGCCACGGCTGCGCTGCCTTCGCCTTACTCCCGACCTCGATCCAGAATCCGTAGTCGCTCCCCTTCTCTCCCTTCGGGATCCCGATCTGGCCCTCGACCACATTCCCCTCGACCACCACCCGGCTGGTCAACTTCCCCAGCGCCAGCAATCGCCGGTACGCCCGCCCGAAGGCCGGCTCGACGATACTCAGCAGCCGCCGGCGAGCATCCATCTCCACCACGCCCGCCGCCGCCTCCATGTTCACGGCGAGGAACCCCTTCACTTCCTCCACCACCTGCCGCTGCCGCCATTCCGTTATAGTTGACATAATACGCAATTTCCGCTATAATCTCTTACGGTGCCGGCGCGATGGGCCTGTGCGTGCGAAGGATAGTCCGGGCTTTGGCAGCCTACCCGCTGAAGGCTGGTGACTGTGGCGGTCCCCCGGTGAATCCTCCAGGCCGCATCGCATTGATTCGCTGACTCGCTGATTCGCTAACTCGCCTCTTCCTTTTGCCTCTCCAAACAATCCACCTCGTAATGATGCTCCGCCTTCGACGGCTCCCGCACCCCCAACACTTCCACCACCAGGCCCCCGCATGTCACCCGGTCCCCGCGCGCGATATCCTCTCCCGCCAGCACATACAACACGTGCGTGATCTGCTCCTGCTCCGCATCCGCCACCACCCGTTCGTTCGCCGTCGCTGGCCGGATGCGCCCGTACATCGTTCCGGAGGCGATATAGGTGATCGTCCACCCCCCCTGCCCGTCGCCCACCCTGGTCCGCCTCTCCACGGTGAACGTGTTGTTCAGCAGCGACTCGAAAACGCTCACCGGCTCGCCCCGCATTTTCTGCAGCAGAAGTCGCTGTCGTTGTTGAACTCGCCACAGCGCCCGCAACGCCAGCCACCGGCCAATACCATGATCAATCGCCGCATCATTGCATCACGTACCTGTATCGGTCGAGGATGTCTTTCTCACTGAGAAGTAGCATCCTGGCCCCGCTGACTCCCATCAGCCCCTCGCCCACGCCTCCCCCTGCTTCGCTTGCAAACGATACGGAGTAATCCCCCAGGCCCTTCGATGCCACACCCGGCACCCCCTGCGTCTCGGAGGCCTTCAACCCGGCCTGGTAGCTCCGCGCCGCCGCTCGCGTGGCCACCGCCACGACGTCATCCGGCAGCGTAGCGTGCCCGTGCGGGTACGTGATCGTGATGATCTGGATCCCCGCCTTCCAGTCGCAACCTACGCGGTGGAGGATACCGTGCTGGCCGAGCTTGTAGTCGTCGTCCTCGTCCAGGACCTCCCCGTCCTCGACCACCGCCGACACCTCTGTGACCGGCAACTCCGGCAGAAACAACCTCGACCCGCCCGCGCAGTCCAGTGTGATCTCGTCGTCGGCCACCCACTCAATGTACTGGTGGCAATAGTTGCGGATCGCCACCGTCGCCTCGCCGATTGCCCGCGCGCACGACGCGATCTTGTCCTTGGCCGTGATCTCGATCTGCAGCAGATTCTCCACATCCTGCTTCGTGCAAAAATCAGCCACCGGCCTTCTCCTCCTCTTTCTTCTTCGCCTTATCCTCCGCCAGTTTCCTCATTTTGTCCTTGGCCGGCCTCCGTCGTTTCCTGCTCCCCTGCTCCCCTGCCCCTCTGCCCCTCTGCTGCAGGCTGGCGAAATGCTCCTTCACTTTCTCCTCGTCCCCTGAGTAACACTTCACGAACCGGCCCGGCGCGATCTCCACCCGCACCAGCAGCTTGAACGTATTGCGCACGTTTTTGTCCGTTCGTGCATCTTGCTTCGCCCGCTGCGCCTCCTCTGCCAGCCAGGAGCGCGGCAGCGCGCAAAACCTTGGTTTGACGACGTGCAACGCCCGCAGAAACGCCAGCCGTTCATCATCCCCCCGCCGGCATTCCGCCCGCCACGTCTCCAGCAGCGCCAGCCCGGCCTCGCTCGACCGGATGAACAACAGCCCCGGCTCGTACAGTGGAATGCGCAGATCCAGCGTCAGTTTTGCCGTTCGTTTCCGTTCGGCGGGCGTACCCACGTCCTGGGCCAGCACACCGTAGCGCCACAGCGGAGCCGCCGCATCCCACCGTTTCAGGAAATGAAACCCACTTGGCAGCAGGTCCCATGGCACTTGATACTTGCCGCTCACGAACAGGGTCCGCTCCCACGCCGATTTCCACTTCCGCCCCTGCCGCAACTGCAATCCCAGCCGACGCGCCGATGCCGAGATTTTGACGCTCCTGCCCATCGTCAGGATCCCGCAGCCCTTCATAAAGTAGTCTCCTCCTCTTGCGTGCCCTTAATCACCTCTAACGAGACATAGAA